TGCCTTTTGTAATATCACGCGCTAGTTCTTGAGCGTGCTCACCGTTGTTTGACATATAGCTGCAAAAATCCATCATCTCAGGATTGATATTAGGTATACGTCCGCCATGGCGGCTTTGTTCGGCTTCGACGCGCTTTACAAATTCGTCATTAGCTTTTTGTTCGCCTTCATAACGGTTTTGGCGAACCTTTGCGATTGCGGCTTCCTTCCCTGGTGCTCGATCGTATCTGCTTTTCATGTGTCAATTCTCCTTTAACTTCTTTAACTTTAGCTTTGTTTGGGTGGTCGAACCATTCACCGCTTTCCAAAAGTTGCTTGTATGTAACCTCATCGGATTGCTCAATAACGCGCATTGGATGTTTAGCATGGTACAAACAACTTCTTTCAAACGGTTCCATGATTTAATCCTTAGGATAGTAATTTAACAGCGTATTGTGGATGCCATGAGAACCCACATAAAATGTCGATACGCATTAAGTTTTGATAGCCTAAAATGTCGCCGGTTTGTGTTACAGCTAAAGACAGGCCAGTTTCAGGATCGATTGCAACAGATGCGTAAGGCACTTGTAGCTTGTATAAAGGTGGGCAAACGATATCTAGCGCGCGTGCAGGATAGGCCACGTTTACGTTGTAACTTTGTACGACGGTGACTACAGCGCCGTTTGGTATAGCGTTATCAACGTTTTGTAAAGGGCTTGCACTTGAGCTTATGATCGTTGGCGCAACAGTAATTGTTATTGCACCACCAATTGCAGAATTTGCAGCGGATGTGATAACAAATTGCATGTTTTGACCGGTTGATGCGCGTGACAATGGATTAACACTGTGAACGCCTGCGATGGAAATTAAATCACCTGGTAAGAAGTAATTTGTTACAGCAGCACCACCACCATTTGCCCCGGCCAATACAATTGTATTACCTGAAGATACAGCACCATTTACAGTTAATGCGTCAGTAGGTGTTAAGGTAGGACCTGCGCCAGCTTGATGCTTCACAATGTTTTGAGATTGGAAAATATCGAAGTAGGACAAGTGACCAATTGCAGATTGACGCACGATGTCTTCGTTAAATACTGGTGTGAAGTTGTTTAATAAAGCTGATTTTAAGCTTGAACCATCACGTACAGTCATTGCAAGGTATGCGTCAGATGAAATATTAACACCTTGCTCCAACAACTTAGCACCTGCTAAATCGACAGTCTGGAAGGAATTAATTGGCGTGCCTGCAGTACCGGTGAAATAATTTAATTGTTGTTCAGCCATGGAGCAAATATCGCGTTCCATTTGGGTGATAATGTTTTGAATCGCAGGTTGAATAAACATGCGAGAAAAGTCTTCGATTCGCAAAGATAAATCTTGAACGGTGTATGCAATCAATGCGTGGTATTGATGCGCGACAGTGATTGTTTCGACAGTTTCAATGATGTCTTGTGGTACGGCGGTTGAGCCATCACCTATGACAAAGTTGTTTTGTCTGCGAACTTGTAAAGTGTCACCGATCTTATAACCAGAATTTTGGAAGTCATCTTGATAGATGCGGGATCCAGTCATAACAAAAGGTGCGTTGTTCGCAAACATTGCTAAAGCAGTATTCGAGACGAGTTGGGTCGTAATAAATTGATTGGGCATTGCCAGTTCTCCATTCCGTTGGATTTATGGCACCCAAAGCATTAAATTTAGGCGTAAATTGCGCTAAATTGCCTACTTAAAGGTACCGGATTTCATACTTTTCCTAATGTCACTCACAGGTGTCTTTTCATTGACGCCGCGATGATTCGAGACTGGATTGCTTTTGATTTGCCCTAAAGGCCGGTTTTGTTGAGCGGCTTTGCCTTCAGCATTACCTATCAAAGCATGGGACAGTCTTGACATCTCACTTGATTGATCTAGAGGATGAAGTTTTGAAATACGGGCTAGTTCGTCTGGGTTTTGTCCCAGTTTGTAAAGCACTTCCCCGGCACTTCCTTTACCGGATCTTGGCAATGTCATAGCGTAGTCGCGCATGGTTTCTGTATAGGGCGTGTGATCGCCGTACACTACATCGTGAAAGTCATCGTATTTGTCACCCATATGATCAAGATGCTTTTCAAACTCTTGATACTGACGTTTAACATGCTGATGATTTTTCGCTTCTAAAGCTTTGCGCTCTTCCATTTCCTTGTGTTGAAGCGCATAACTGACCGCCTTGTGGATATGCTCGTCTATGTTTCCGTGAGTTTGTTCGGATTCATAGGGATTAGCGCTTGAGTCATGTGATTGCATAGGTTGTGTCATCCTTGATTCGAGGTCACCAATTCTGGCGTGTAAATCACGAACTTCCCGTTCGTGCGCTCTACGTTGAGACTTTAAACGCTTTTGGACGCTTAATGTCTGCGTGGAACCCTTACTTTCATGATTATCTTCGTACTCGCCTTGCGGTTCGCCGCTTAGATCTTCATGTACCCCTAAACTATCCATCACATTATCGTCAAGTTCTTCATGAACTTGGTTCGCTTCATCCTGAACTTCCATATTCTAACTTCTCCACTTGGCATTCATTTGCCCATAGGTATTAGGCGTCCTAGTCGCCCAGCAACAACCCTGTCACTGTATGGTTAGAGAATATTCCTTTTATGATTAAATTCATCTATACGGGTATAGTTTCGTCGGGATTCCCTCAGTTTTTACCATGGTAAAAATTAGGTTATACAAAAATATCTAGAGGGCTAATTTGCTCTTTTTGCAGTAAGTTAGCCCTTTTTGTTTGGTTGGTTGGTAGTTAGCTAGTAAAGATATGAGGTAAAAAGTTATCATATCTTTACCTTCTATTTTTTTCGGAATAGATAAGGGGGCTATCCTATTATTTTTTTTATAACTACCCCTTATCTATTTTTATTTAAAAAGGTAAAAGAAAGACGAAAAAAAACCGAAAGATTCAATATAAATATCAATGAATCTTTCGGTTTAAGCTATTACTTAGAAACAGCCTTCTCTTGCGGATTATGGTGTTTATGGATATCAGCCATGAGCGCAGAGATTTTATGCGTAAAATCATGATCCATCTTTTCAAGTTCAATTGCGTTTTTCTGTTCGTCAAGACCAAGCTTTATCGTGTCATACTTCGCTTTTAGGATCATTTCAGCTTGCTCTAGTAAATGCTTTTCTTTACGTATCTTAAGCTCCTCTGCGCGTTCCATTAGTTGCTGGCCTTCAATCTGCATCTTTTGCTCTTCAATTTGCATCTTTTGTTCTTTGATTTTCATTTCTTGCTGCATCATCATTTCTTGTGGGTTTGGTTGTTTTGGCGGTGGTTCCTTGCCTTCCTCTTTTGCAAGAATTTCAGGTGGAACCATGGATTTAAAGCGTTCAGCTATTTGCGGCATGAATTGTACGTCAAGGTTTTTAGCCCATAGATCCGCAATAAGAGGGAACGATTGTGGGAAGACTTGAAGCGTTTGTTGTAAGAATTCAAGGGCAACTTCTTTTTGGACAGCAAAGCTGGGTCCGGTATCAATCTCTACGTCAAAATCCCCGTCTTCGATCTGATTCCGTATAACGCCATTGTCACCCATGTGGTTTAAGATAATGGTTTCTGTGTTGCCATCTTTTTTAGAGATAACCATGTGGCGCTCATCGTCACCAATAATGTATGGCAATAAGTCGTTAACGATTCTGCCGCTTTGTTCGATTGCTTGGTTTAAGTTATCAAAAAATACATAAGCCGACATTGACCCTTCTAGTTTTCGCTCGCGTCGTGCCTTCCCTGAAATGTCTTTACCTTGTAATTGTTCTGACTCGCTAAAACCCAGTATTTCTCTAATATCTTGCGTTCCGCGCTGGAAATTTTGAATAAGTGCCGGTGACAAGTCCCATGCAGGCATCTTTTGCGGCAATTGCCCAGTCTTGGGGTCTGGTTTCGCACGAATAATACCAATTTGTTGTTCTGGGTTTCTCCACTCTTGCTCATAACCGCTAATATTGTCTGGAGTGCCCACCCATTGCTCACGTCGACGATTCTTAATTTCAGCAGCAATTTCAGAGCCAACATAATTAATAAACTTTTGAGCATCACGCGCCTCATGAATAAATGATTTTGTGTATTGTCTACCTTCAACCCAGTAACTATCACCGTCTACAAAAGGAATAGGTAAGTTTTTAGAAGGCCATTCGGAAAAGTCAATAATCCTGTCACGGATCATTCGATAATGCATAATTCTATAATCTTGAGTTTGGCGACTAGCAACAATTTTAGGTATTTCACGAGTAATAATCTCTCCAACGATCGAACCCTCAACAAATTCTCTATTGTCCTCGAATCTCTTTGAGCGGTTCGTCCATTCATCTTCCGTCATTACCTCACCGTTAGAAAGCTTAACGATCTTTACCGGATACCATTCTTTGACAAACTCGTCACACACAACAATGGTGTCGCGGGTCATCCACTGGAAGTCTAGCAGCATGTATGGATCACAATAGGATACCGGGTTGCTTACGTAAGGGTAGGTTGCAAAAAACTCGTCACGCGTGAATATGAAACGCCTAGAACAAAAGTTGCCATCACCTTTATGCGGCTTTGTAGCGGTTGGATCCCATGAACATAATGTGGCGTCAGGGATAAGGTCGTATTTTATTATTTTGTTAAAGCTATTTGCGTTTTCAAAGTCTATCATAACCTGGAAGGCACCGAATCCCATCATGAGGGCTGATCTAAATGCTGTTTGATAAACTAAATCGTTCTGTGATTGATAAGATATGGTCCTTACTAAGTCAGCTCGTAAGGTTATTTGCTCTTGTGTTGCCTTACCCGTTAAAGATCGTACTATCAAGTCAGGCTTGTTCTTACGTTGCTCTCCTGCGATCTTTTTCGTAGCATCATAAAGTTTGTTAAACGTCATCGCAGGCTTAA